GGGGCGTTACTTGTCATGCCTGACGTCGCAAAAGAAGCACCTATGAAGACAGAGGACGGCGTGAAGTATCCTGCCGAAGCGTTTGCATACACACCAGACAAAGCAATGCCTTCAACATGGAAACTTCGTCTTTGGGACTCACCTGAGCAAAAGGAAACAAAGCGCCAGATTGGTATGGCAGTTGCCGCCCTCGGTGCAGGTTTCCGTGGCAATAAGGTTGAAATCCCAGCCGCCGACCGTGCAAAGGTCGTTGCTCGTGTTCGCTCTGCATGGAACAAGGTAAATGACGGCTCTACTGAAATCCCAGCAGTATTGAAGGCACTTGAAGCGTTCATTGGTGAGTAATGCCAACAAACGACCTGCCACCAGTCATTCAAGGCTGGATTCGTCAACTAACTGACCCTGCCCTTGTTGCGCTCGTTCGCGATTGGCCTTCAGGGCGTGTTGACGTTCGACTTTCAGCCGCTCGAGGACGTGTTCGTTCTGAGCCTGAAGTAACCCTCGGTGGTGGTCCTTTAGAAATGGTTGACCCACTCAAATGAGCGCACCCTCTTGTCGTTTCTGTGGCACTAACGAGGGTATAGTTCATTCTGGTGTTGACGCCTTTGCATTGAATCAAATGCCCAATGTTGGGGCAGTTTGTTACGGGTGCGCACATGCCCGACGCGACATGACAGACACGAATTCAAATAAATAATTTCGGATTCCACTATGGGCGTTATGTCTAGTGCTACGCTTATCTTGTCGAGACCAATGGGTCGCGCGTGAAGGCTTAATTCTTCACTAACGCCCGTTTCTCATAACAGGAGGTGTTAGTTGTCAAAGCCGCGCAAAATGGTAAATCTTTCAATTGAAGAAACTTCAGGCGTTGACCACCCAGCACATTTGCATGAGGGTTGGCTCGTTGTGAAGTCAGCAGACGCCGCAACAGTTAACACTTTGCTCGACACGCTCACTCAAAACCTAACCAAGGAGGACACATTGTCTGATAAGGCAACGGAAGAGCGTTTGACAGAGGCACTTGAGGCACTTGCAAAAGCAGAAGAAAAGATTGCGAAAATGGAAGGCGACGAAGCACCAGCAGAGGAAACTCTTGCTGACGCTGAAGCACCTGCCGCCGACGCTCCTGCTGACGCACCTGCTGAAGAAGCCGCTAAGGAAGAAGAAGCCGCACCTGCTGAAATGGCAAGTGAGGACGACATCCTAAAGTCAGCGCCAGAAGCCGTAGTTAAAATGGTTGAAGCCGCTCGCGCAGAAAAGGCGGAAGCAGTCGCTAAAGCCGTCGCGGCGGAAACAGCCTTGCGAAAGGAACGCGACGAGCGTGCCGACGCAGAATCTGTAGAAAAGGCTCGTGCGTCATTCGGTGCACTTGCTCTTGACGCCGAGAAAGTCGGACCTGCATTGCGCAAGTTGGCTTCAATCGACGCAGACCTCGCAAAGTCGTTGGAAAACGCCTTGACTGTTGCAAATGGTCAAATGGAATCAGCGAACATTTTCGCTGAAATCGGCAAGTCAAAGTCTGGAACAGCAGGAACTGCTTGGGAACAGATTGAGGCTGTCGCAAAGGCAAAGTTTGAGAGCGGGAAAACTCCTTCTCTCGAAGTCGCAATGGCAGAAGCCCTTGCGGAAAACCCAGCGCTCTACAACGAGTATCTCTCAGAGAAAGGTGCCTAATCCATGGCATACGAAATTAGCGCTTATGCGGTGAAGACAACGCTCGTTGCGGGCGCGGACCTTTCCGCTAAGCAATTCACATTCGTCAAGTTGAACAGTAGCGGTCAAGCAATTGCCGCCGCCGCCGCAACTGACGTTCCAGTAGGCGTTCTTCAGAACGCACCTACATCAGGACAAGAGGCAGAAGTTCTAATTGTTGGCGGAACAAAGATTGTTGCTGGTGCGGCAATCACACTTCCAAACAACATTGGAACTGGTGCAACAGGCAAGGCAGTTGCTCTTGCAACTACAGACACAACCAAGTATGTGGTCGGACAGTTAATTACCGCTTCTGCGGCTGACGGTGACATTGTTACTGCTGTTGTTAACTGCGTGAACCCAACTCGGGCGAACTAAAGGAGACATGACAACATGCCACAGCCAACACTAAGTCAAGTTCACATTGACGCACCGCTGACAAATCTCAGCGTTGCATACATGCAGAAGCAGGACAACTTCATTGCGGACAAGGTTTTCCCTATCGTCCCAGTTGACAAGAAGTCCAACAAGTTCTTCGTTTATCGCAAGAACGACTGGTTCCGTGACGAGGCACAACGCCGCGCAGACGGAACAGAATCTGCTGGTTCAGGTTACAACCTAGACACAGATTCATANTCAGCAGACGTGTGGGCGTTCCACAAGGACGTGGGCGACCAAGTTCTCAACAACGCAGACGCACCTTTGACACCTCTCCGTGAGGCTTCAGAGTTCGTTACTCACCGTCTAATGCTTCGCCGCGAACTTCAGTTCGTAAGCGATTACTTCACAACCGGCATTTGGGGAACTGACGAGACAGGTGTGTCAGGCGCACCTTCATCAGGTCAGTTCAAGCAATGGAACGACAGCGCGGCGACTCCAATCGACGACATTGAGGACGCAAAGAGCGCAATCCTTGGAACCACAGGTTTTGAGGCGAACACTCTTGTTCTCGGTTATGACGTTTTCAAGGCGCTCAAGAATCACTCATCTATCGTTGACCGTTACAAGTACACTCAGGCTGGCGCATACGTCACCGAGGACTTGCTTGCTAAGGTCTTCGGCGTTGACCGCGTTCTTGTTGCTAAGGCTGTTAAGGCGACCAACAATGAAGGTGCTTCAGGCGCTTATTCATTCGCGTTCGGCAAGGCGGCTCTACTTTGCCACGTTGCACCAAACCCAGGCTTGCTTACTCCTTCTGCGGGTTACACATTCGCATGGACAGGCGTTTCTGAAGGTCTTGGAACAACACTTGGCATCTCACAGTTCCGCATGGAACACCTCAAGGCATCTCGCGTTGAAGGTCAGGTTGCGTTTGACAACAAGGTTGTTGGCGCAGACCTCGGTTACTTCTTCACAACAGCAGTAGCCTAAGCAATTCGCTGATTAAAGCGGAGTCGGGGTCTAACGATTCCGACTCCGCTTTTCTCAATTAGAACGGAACTCGCAAATGTGGACTTATCAGGCAAAGGTTGAGAGAGTAGTAGACGGCGACACAATCGACGTTACTATCGACCTTGGCTTTTCTATTTGGTACAAGACCCGCATGCGCCTTCTTGGCGTTGATACAGCCGAGAAAATTACAGAGTTTGGCAAAGTCACTAAGAAACTCCTTGTTGACGCCCTAGAGGGCAAAATGGCGAAGGTTGAAGTATCTAAGCCCGACAAGTACGGACGTTTCCTTTGCCGTATCTGGCTCAACTCAGATGAGTCAATCAACGAGCAACTTATTCGTCAAGGCGTTGCAAAAGGTTACATGGGCGACTCCAAGACAGGTTTATGGACTGAGGCAGAGTTGGCTCAATCATCAACGGCGGCGGTGATTAAGTAATGGCATTAACACCCAACCTGACTGTTATCACTATCCAAGGCACTTATGTTGACGTTACAGGCGCGGCTATCTCGGGACAGGTTCGTTTTACGCCTCGCGCAACACTCAAAGATTCAGCCGCCGACCAAGTTATCATCAACCGCGCTATTACTGTCACGCTTGACAGCAACGGCTCATTCTCGGTCGTTTTACCCGCAACAGATGACAGTTCAGTTATCCCGTCAAACTACACCTACTGCGTCGAAGAATTGTTCTCAGGCGGTGCGACTTACGACATCAACGTCCCAACAGGAACCGCTGGCGGAGTCCTCAATCTTGCTGACGTTTCACCTGCATTGCCTTCAACTGGCTCAGGTTCTTCATACGTCACAACCGCGCAATACAACGACCTCAATGCTCGCATTATCGTTCTTGAAAATGTTCGGTTACTTTTCGACCCACTCGTCTCAGCAGTTAACGCCGCAGAAACTGCCGCATTAACATCACAAACGACTGTTCAAGCCGCGTTTGACGCGGTTGCCGAAACTCGCGCTCTTGTTGCGGGAACAATTAACCCATTCATGCTCGTAGGAAGGGCTCTCTAATGCCTTTACCTATTAACATCACGCAAAAGACGATTACTGGTGAATTCGTTGACTATCAAGGCAACCCAATTGAAGGACAAGTCAAGTTCACAGTAAACCAACGCCTTCGCGACGCGCTCGCCGACCAAATTCTTATTCCTTCGGTCAAAACAGTCACTATTGACTCAACGGGTCACATCAGCACGACGCTCATGGTCACAGACGACCCTGACTTCAATGAAACTTTCACTTACGCGGTTGAGGAATCATTTTCAAACGGCAAGTCGTACACGATAACCGTTCCGTCAGCAGGTGCGGCGACGTTCGACCTATCTGACCTACGCC